CGGGGCGCTCGACCTTGGCGCAACGGCCGATCTGACGGCGTGCGTCTGGGTATCACCGGGAGATGCTTGGGCAGTGTGGCCGCAGTTCTGGCTGCCGGAAGATGGACTCAGGGAGAAGAGCAAAGCGGATCGCCAGCCCTACGATCTGTGGGCGCGCGGCGGACATCTCGAGACGACCCCCGGCGCCGCGATCCAGTACGAGTACGTGGCCGAGTACCTGCGCGGGATATTCGACCGCTGCGAAGTGCGCGAGGTGGCCTTCGACCGCTGGAACATGAAGCATCTGCGGCCCTGGCTTGAGCGCGCGGGCTTCTCGGAAGAGGAGCTAGAACGATTCATCGAATTCGGGCAGGGCTTTCAGGATATGTCGCCCGCTCTGCGGTCGCTTGAGGCGCTATTGCTCGAGGGCAGGCTACAGCACGGAAATCATCCGGTACTCGAAATGTGCGCGAAGCATGCGGTGGTGCAAACCGATCCCGCCGGCAATCGAAAGTTCACCAAGGCCAAGGCATCCGGAAGGATCGACGGCATGGTTGCTCTTGCGATGGCGGTTTCGGTCGCGTCACGGGCCGAGCAACTGGCCGAGGAATACGTCACGGGGGAACTGATCGCGCTATGAAGCTTTTCGACTGGTTCCGCAAACCCGAGCAGAAGGACGCGAGCTTTGAGACAGTGCTGCGCCTGCTCGCGGCGCAGCAGGGTCTGATCGGCGGCGTGACGCCGGAGACTTGCATGCGCTCGCCGACCGTGCACGCGATCGTGACGGCAGTTTCCAGGCGCTTTTCGTCGACTCCCGTACACGTCTACGAGAAGACCACGAAGAACGGCCGAGAGGTAAAGGAGAAACTGCCGAATCACCCGATAGCGCAACTGCTGCGGCGCCCGAATGAGTGGCAAAGCGAACACGACTACTGGCAGGACGCCGTGAGCTCATATCTGCGCCACGGTCGCTACATCGCGAAAATATCGCGCGGGACGACGGGGCCAATTCGCAGGCTCTATCCGGTCAATCCTGCGCAAGTCGAAGTGAAGCAAAATGTTGACACGCTCGCGGTAACGTTCATGCATCAGGGGCAGGAGTGGCCGTTCGAGAAGGTGCATTTCGTGCGCTGGCCGTCGCGGGATTTCTTTTCCGGCGACTCTCCGGTGAAGGATGTCACGACAACGATTGCGCTCGAGATCGCGGCCGAGGAATACGGTGCTTCGTTCTTCAATAATGGCGCCGTGCCGCTTCTGATCTTCAACTACGCGCAGGGCACCAAGGGCTTTAAGACGCGCGAGGGTGAGAAGCAGTTCATCGAAATGTTCCAGGAAGCATTCTCCGGGAACAAAAGGCACAGGGCGTTTCTGCTTCCGCCGGGGATAGAAACAGGCGATCCGGTGAAAGTCGAGAACGACAAGGCGCAGTTCCTGCAGACGCGGCAATTGCAGCGGACGGTGATTGCAGGCGCGTGGGGCATCCCGCCGTATTACGTCGGCGATCTCACCTCCGGTAAATACGACAACGTGGAGCAGCAGACGGAGGACTTCACGCTCAACGTCATCATGCCGATCGCGCGAGCCTTCGAGTCCGCGATGGAGCGCGACTTTCTCACGCCGGCCGACCGTAATGCCGGGCTGATCATCCGCTTCAACCTGGATGCCGAGCTGCGCGCGTCGTTCATGGATCGTCAGATCGGGCTTGAGAAGCAACTGCATAACGGCGTCATCAATCGAAACGACTGGCGCGAACGCGAAGCGTACCCGCCGCGGACCGACCCTGGCGGCGAAGAGTATCTGCAATCAGTCCAGACGCAGCCGAATGCGCCGCAGAGTGGCGGACAGCCTAAGTCCGAGGAGAAACCCGATGCCGATGCCAATGCCAAACTCCGGCGAGTCTCGTGAAGATTTCCACGCCCGCTGCATGGGTGACGAAATGATGAACGAGGAATTTCCCGACGCCGCGCAGCGCCGCGCCGTGTGTCAAAGGCAGTGGGACGGGATGAAAAACGCCGCTGCTCCCATGCGCCTTACGACGCGCCTGGAAATCAAATCGCTTTCGGCGATGCAATTCGAGGGCCACGGCGCCGTGGCGGGCAATGTCGACTACGGCGGCGACGTCATTCTGCCTGGAGCTTTCCAGCGAACGCTCGCGCGCCACAAGGCCGAGGACACGGTTCCGGCGATGTTCTGGATGCACAACGAGACGCAGGTTCCTGGCAAATGGCTTGATCTGCGCGAGGACGACAAGGGGCTCGCCGTCAAGGGAGAGCTCGCGCCTACGGATCTCGGGAAGGAGATCCACACGCTGCTCAAGATGCAGGCGGTGAGCGGCCTTTCGATCGGATACCTGCCGTTGCCAGGCAGCGTTGAATACGACGATAGCGGCGTGCGGATTCTGAAAGAGGTTGAGCTTTTCGAGGTTTCCATCGTGGCTCTCCCCATGAATCCAAAGGCGCAGATTGCGCATGTGAAGTCTCGTCTTTCCGCGAACGGCGAATACGTGCCGCGCGAGGACGAGGTCGCCGATCTCAAACGTGCGCTTGAGCGCTTTCTGCGCGACAAAGGTTTCAGCAAAAAGCTGGCGATACATTACGCCAGCAACCTATTCAACGGAGCCGGCGCGATGCCGGAGCCGAAGAACGATCACGGCGGGACGCCGGCGGTCAACCGCGAATCCAAAGGTGAGACACCGGAGGAGATCGAGGTGAATGCTGGTCTAAGCGACTTTCGCGCGAGGCAAACGCTGTACGAGTTGGATAAACGCCTCAAGCGTTACATGCGCTGACCAGAATCCGGCAGTTCAACCGACGAGGCCCGAATGGGCCTTTTTTATTGGGAGTTGAAAAGTGGCGAACGAAATCCTCCAGAAAATCGACGAGTTCGGCGAAGCCGTTGTGCAGATGCGCAAGGCGAACGACGAAAGCCTCGCCGAGATGAAGAAGGGCAACGAGGCCCGCGCGAAGGAACTGGAAATCCAGTCCGACCGCTGGAACAAGAAGATCGACGAGCTCGTGAAGCTGACGGGTGCGCTCAACCGGGAGAACGAGGCGCAGAAAACGCGCATCGAACTCCTGGAAGCGCTTGCCGAGCGCCCGAAGGGCACGCAGACGGAGCAAGTGCAGCAGAAGCACGCGCAGACGTTCGTCAAGTTCCTGCGCAGCGGCTTCAAGGACCAGTCGCTCGAGGCCGAATGCAAGGCGCTCCACAAGCAGGCGATCGAGGCCGAAACCAAGGCGAACGAGGTGCTGTCGGGCACCGCGCTCCAGGGCGGCAATGCCGTGCCGAAGATCCTGTCCTCGGCGATCGAGACGCTGGTGCTCAAGCAGTCGGACATCCTGCCGGAAGTGAACCGGGTCATGGCTGGAAGCCCGGACTACAACGAACTCGTGACGATCGCCGGCGCGAACGGCGGGTGGGTAGCGGAGACCGGAACGCGCAGCCAATCGCGCGCGCCGAATCTGCGCAAGGTGACGATTACCCACGGCGAGCTGTACGCCTTCCCGCGGGCGAGCAACTGGTCGCTCGAGGATCTTTTCTTCGATGTGGTCGGCTGGCTCACGCAGGACGTGGCGGACACGATGGCAGTTTCCATCTCGACCGCGATCCACTCCGGCAGCGGTTCATCTCAACCGACCGGCATGGTGAACACCACGCCGACGAACGTCGACGACTACGCGTCACCGATGCGCGCTGCTGCGGTGTACGAGTACATCGCCACGGGCTCTTCGCCGATCACTACCGAGCCGTCGATCGACGACTTGATCGACCTCCAGGTGGCGGTGCGGCGCCCGTATCAGCCGAACGCCAAGTGGGCGATGAACTCGATCACGGTGGGCAAGCTGCGGCAGAAGAAAACCACGGATGGCTTTTATCTGTGGCAGCCAAGCGTGCAAGCCGGGGTGCCTGACACTCTGCTCGGCAAGCCCGTGATCATCTGGGAGGACATGGCGAACTACGCCGGCTCCGCGTTGCCGATCGCTTACGGAGATTTCCGCCGCGCGTACACCTACGCGACCATCGGCGGGATGTCGATGATTCGCGATAACGTGACCGTGCCGGGGTTCACCAACTTCCTTACGGCGCAGCGTGCGGGTGGCATTCCGAGAAACAACGACGCTGTGAAGTTCCTGAAACAGATCGCGTCGTAAGCAGTTCCTTGAAGGACGGCGGGCCGGCTCATCACCGGCTCGCCTTTTTCATGCTCACGCATTACGAGAACAAGGCAGGGCCGAGAGTTTCGGCCAGGCCGCAAACGTGGTTCATCGTCGCGTCGGGGCCATCGCTTACACGCGAAGATGTAGACAGCATCAGGGGCCAGCGCGTGATGGTCATCAACGACAATTTTCTCCTCGCGCCGTGGGCCGAGGTTCTGTATGCCAGCGACGGGTACTGGTGGGACTGGCACGCCGAGCGCGTGAAGTCGTTCAAGGGCCGCAAGATCACGCAGGACAAGCAAGCCGCTGAGGACTACCAGCTCGAATACATCCGCGGCGTGGATGCTGACGGGATTTCACGCGATCCTGCGGTGATACACACAGGCGCTAACTCTGGCGTAGCGGCGATCAATTTGTCCGCGGTGCGCTTTGGCGCGCGCCGAATCGTTTTGCTCGGCTTCGACATGCAGGCAACTGGCGGCAAGGCGCACTGGTTCGGCGAGCATGCCTGGATTCAACGCGACCCGGCGGAAGGGACGTGGCATAGGTGGCTCAGGCGCTATCAGGTGGTCGCCGATGATGCGCGCGATATGGGCATCGAGATCATCAACGCAACGAGGGAGACTGCGCTGCGATGCTTCCCGCGCGTGCCGCTTGCATCCTTGCTACCGGCCCTAGTCTGACGCCGGAGGTTATCGCGGCAGCGCGCCGCGGGCGCGCGCTTGGCGCATGGGCACTTTTCGGCATAAATCACGTTTACCGTGACGTGCCGGAGCTTGACACGTTTCTCGCATGCAACGTCCAGTATTACGAAACTCAGTGGGCGCGCGGGCTCCGTGAGCATCGCGCCGAGAAATGGATTGCGGTAGACGAGAAGCAGCCGGAGCGCTTCAGGGCGGCGATGAAATTCGGGCTTAACGTGATCGCTGGCGAGTGGGGCGATGGCTTCAGCAAAGATCCATGCCGCCTTCATTACGGCCATTCGTCAGGTTTTCAAGTGCCGCAGCTCGCTGTTCACGCAGGCTTTCGGCGCCTGCTGCTGTGCGGCTATGACATGCGCTATGCGGCGGATTACGACGGCAGGAACCAGCGCATCGGCTCCTCACCGAGACATTATTTCGGCAACGGCGAATACGAGGACGCGGCGCTGAATCACTGGCCGTCGGTGAAGGTCAAGCACGGCGTGCACATTGAGCTGATCGAGCAGTTTGAGAAGGTCAAGCGGTTGAACACCGACTTAGAAATCATCAACTGCTCGCCGGGCTCGGCAATGGCCTGTTTTCCCATGTCGACGCTTGAGGAACAACTGGACCTATGGGCGACGTCATCAGCGATCCGGAAAAGTTTCGCCTCGGCTGGATAGGAGGGAAGCCAGAGACGCCGTGCGGCTACGGCTCGACCATGGCTGCGACTCGCTCGCAGCGGCACTGGATTCCCACGGTGATCGACTTCTACCGGATCAGGACTATCGTGGACGTGGGCGCCGGCGACATGAACTGGATCAGGCACACGGACCTACGCGGGGCGCAGTACACGCCGCTCGATCTCGTGCCACGGCTGCCGGAGGTGAAGGAATTCAACCTGCTGCTCGAGGTTCCGCCTGCGGCCGATCTGCTGATCTGCCTGTGGGTACTGAACCATCTTCCATACGATGATTGCCGGAAGGCAATCGCGAACCTGAAGGCAAGCGGCTCGAGGCTTTTGCTGATGACCGACCGGCCGCGCTGGCACCACGAGCAGCCGCCGGAGATTCAGATGGAGTACATCGAGGAGCTTCCGCTGAACGAGAAGGGCGACCGGATTCTGTTGTGTCTGCTCTAACAGTCTGGTCAGTCTGCGTCGGCGAGAAGTATCACCCCGGCTACGTCTACGCGCTGAAAGAGGCGGTAGAGCGGCACTTGAGCGTGCCTCATGTTTTCCGGTGCATCACGGAGCACGAGCTGCCGGGGATTCTGACGGTCAAGCCTCCGGTGCCGTATTGGGGATGGTGGTCTAAGGTCGGATTATTTGCGCCAGGCGTTGCCACTGGCCCGAGCCTGTATTTCGACCTGGACGTGGTGATTACTGGCGCGCTGGATTACATAGCGCGGTACACGCACTCTAGGTTCGCGGCGCCGGCCAATTGGGCGCAGTCAGGATGGGGTGGTATTCAGTCCTCGGTGATGGCGTGGTGTGGCAACTGGACGGCGCCATACGAGTACATAAAGCCGCAATGGCCGGAGGTTACTGAGCGCTTGTGGGGAGATCAGGAGCTGCTTTGGGAGATACTTGGCGATCATTGGACGCGCATTACTCGCGGGATTTTCAGCTACAAGTACCACGCGACTAAAGGCCTCCCGAAAGACGCGAGCGTGATCGTCTTCCACGGTCAGCCGAAGCCACACGAGGTAAGCGACGAGTGGTTGTTGCCATACACCTCAACCCTGCGCAGCCACATCAGCTCGAGCACGGCGAATGGTTCAAGAAAGGCTTTGAGCGCCACGGGCTGAAGGTCGAGATCACGGCGAATCCGTTGAAGTCGGCGGATGTGCACATCGTAAGCGGCCCGCATTACGCAAAGCATTGCTGGCTCGGCCATCCGCGCACGATCCTGCTTGATCGAGCGTACTGGCACGAAGGCGTAAGCGGGCGCTGGGCGAGCATGGATTGGGTAAGCCTTGGCTGGCTGCGCCCTGATGGCGGCCGGGCGTTCAAGGCTGGAGCAGGACGCGAGGCGCCGCGGCTCGAGGAGCGGCCGGCGAGCGGCGGCACGATCTTTCTGGCGGACTACGGCGGCCAGATTGAAGAAGCGGATACCGTGCGGCGGCATCCGTGTGATGAGCAGCCAGCAGAACCTTTGCGCGACGCGCTGCGCCGGCATCGGCGGGCGATCGGATATCAGACGACGGCGCTCGTCGCCGCGGCGCTCGCCGGGCTGGAAATCATCTGCCGTGATGCGCGCAACATTCTCGCCGAGAGCAACTGGCTCGAGCTCTTGCCGTATGCCGACTGGCACGCGGACGAAATTGCAAGCGGAGAAGCCTGGGAGCACTTAATTCAATGAAAAGCGCTCTTACGATGCGCGGCAAGTTGACGACGAAAGTAGTCCGGGCGCGGCCTTGGTGGCGGCGCTTATTCGCCTTCCTCTTTCGGAGGTAGCAACCATGAAGCATCTCAGTATCCCTTGGCCGGGAGGTCGGCGGCTGCACGTTGCTTTGGTCGATGCGCTCATCGAAGGCGCAACCCATCCTGCCGGGCTTAAGTTCGGCTCTAATCTCCGGGCTGATCTATTCCACCGCGGGCGCTGGCAGGGCTTCAGGGATCTGGGTTCTGGCCTAGTGACGAACGTGGGCGTCCTTGCAATGGCGAACGACCACGCCTGGACTCTTTCCGCGACGCCCTCTGCACTTGCGACGCTCAAACTCGCGAACTGGCACGCGAGCGGCAAGGGCACGACTGCAGCGGCTGCAACGGATATCAAACTCGAGACGATCTCGACTGCCGGCGGTCAGACGCCAGTTGCCGGGACGCAAACGCTCGTCAGCGCGGCGAACGACCAGAAGTACCGCACGGTTGCGACGATCGCCTACACCGGCACTGAAGCCGTTACGGAATGGGGACTTCTCACCGACACGTTTGTTTCCGCGACGACCGGCTCGCCGTTCACGGCGGGAAGCGCGACCACGGGCACGGT